GAAGTTGGTTATTTAGAAACAGTAGAATTATCTACAGTTGGAAAAGTAAGAGCAAAATTAGATACAGGTAATGGAACAGATACTTGTGCATTACATGCAGAAGATGTACATATAGAAGATGGTGCGGTTACTTGGAAATATAATGGTAAAAAACATTCAAGTAAATTAGTAGGACATAAAAAAGTATTTCGTGCAAACACAGATGATGGTGATGGTGAAAAAAGACCAGTTGTTAAATTAGATTTAACATTTAACGGATTTACATATAAAGATATATTATTTGGATTAGATGAAAGAAAAAGATCAGCATCAGATGTATTGTTAAATAGAGATATTATTCGTAAAATGAACGCATCAGTAAATCCAAATAGAGAATTTGTATTAAGTAGAAGAATTAAACCAATTGACAAATAACAAATAATAGTATATAATAATTATATTATGACAGATGTAAAGATTTTTAGATTAAGTACAGGTGAAGACGTAATAGGTCAAAAATTAGAAGAAAGTAACGAAAATTTAATTCACATTAAACAAGCCTTTGTGATTGTACCAATGCAATCAAAACCAGGCGGTCCAGTACAATTAGCATTAACACCTTATATGCCTTATGCAGAAGGCGATGTAATAGTACTTAAAACTGCAAATATAATAACAGAAGCAGAACCAAAACTAGACATTACAAATTCATACAATTCTCATTTAGGAACAGGCATAGTACAATTAAAAAAACCTAAATTGATTATTGATTGATTGATGATAACAGTATATTTTGTAAGAAACGGTTTAAAGATTAGAGTTGATGTACCTATTGGTATGACTTTAATGGAGGCTGCTAAAAAATACAGCGTAATAGATATAAGAGAAATAACTGCCGATTGTGGTGGTTCTTGTGCATGTGGTACTTGTCATGTTATAATAGATGAACGTTGGATTGATAAGATTGCACCTATGAATGAAAACTATGCAGAATTAGATATACTAGAATTTGATAAACAATATAAAAAAGGATTGAGTAGATTAGCATGTCAAATACAATTGACAAAAGAACATGATGGTTTAATCGCTCACTTATTAGATGAAGATATTATATAATGAACTTTTACAAATCAGTTATAGAACATAGAGGTAAACTTCTTGTTAGAGGTATACATGACGGTAAAGAATATAAAGAACGAATAGACTTTGGGCCTACACTTTATTCATTAACACAACAACAAACAGAATTTAAAACTTTACAAGGTCAGAATTTAAAACCTATTACTTTCAAAACTATAGATGATGCCAGAAAGTTTAGGAGAGAAGTAGTTACAGATAATTCACCTATTTACGGCCTAGAGAGATATCACTATCAATATATCAATAAATTTTATTCTGATAATATAGATTGGGATAAGAAGTTTATTAAAATCTTTACATTAGATATAGAAACTAGTTGCGAAAGCGGTTTCCCAGATGTTCAAAATCCTATAGAAGAAATACTTTGTATCACAGTTAAGAATCAATCCAATAAACAAATATTAACTTGGGGAACTGGTGAATATAAAACTGATAGAACAGATATAACTTATGTAAGATGTAAATCTGAAAAAGAATTGATGTTTGAGTTTATGAAGTTTTGGATTAAAAACTATCCAGATGTTACAACAGGTTGGAATACAAAGTTCTTTGATATACCTTATCTACTTAGTAGAATCACTTTAATTGCAGGTGAAAAGGTTGCACAAAAGATATCGCCTTGGAATTTAATTCAAAAAGAAGAAATACTAGTTAGAGGAAGACCTCAAACAATTTATAATATATTAGGTATTACTAATCTAGATTACTTAGATTTATATCAATGGTTTATTCCTACAAGACAAGAAAGTTATAAGTTAGATTTTATTGGTGAATTAGAACTTGGTCGTGGTAAAGACGAAATGAAACACGATACATTTAAAGATTGGTATACAAAAGACTTTCAATCATTTATTGATTACAATATTCAAGACGTTGAAATCGTTGACGCATTAGAAGATAAACTTGGTTTAATTGATTTATCTTTAACTGTTGCTTATGAATCTAAAGTAAACTATGGTGATATTTTTTCACAAGTGAGAGTGTGGGACACTTTAATTGCAAATCATTTATTAAATAAAAATATTTGTATTCCACCAAGAGAAGATAATATTAAAGATGAAAAATATGAAGGCGCTTATGTAAAAGAACCACAACTTGGTATGCATAAATGGGTTGTTTCTTTTGATATTAATTCGCTATATCCTCATATTATTATACAATATAATATTTCTCCAGAAAAAATTTTAGGTTTAAATTCAGAAGGTATTTCTGTAAATAAAATGTTAAACAAGTCAACATCATTAGATTATTTAAAAGACAAAAATGCTTGTATAACACCTAACGGTGCATTATTTAAAAATGATAGTCAAGGTTTTTTACCTGAAATGATGGAGACAATGTATAATGAACGTGTAATTTATAAGAAAAGAATGTTAAAGGCAAAAGCAGAATATGAAAAAACAAAAAATCCTAATTTGATTAGAGAAATATCACGTTGCCATAACATTCAATGGGCAAGAAAAATTGCTTTAAATTCAGCTTACGGTGCAGTAGGTAATGAATATTTTAGATATTACGATGTAAGACAGGCCAGTGCAATTACAACGGCAGGCCAGTTTATTATTAGATTTATTGAAGAAAAAGTTAATAGTTATTTAAATAAAATTTTAAATACAAAAGATGTAGATTATATAGTTGCATCCGATACAGATTCAATTTATGTTACGTTAGATAAACTTGTAGAACAAACTTGTAAAGATAAAACAGATGACCAAATTTGTAATTTTCTTAATAAAGTTGTTGACAGTAGAATTGAACCATTTTTAAATAAATGTTTTGAAGAACTGGCAGATTATACTAATGCATTTAAAAACTGTATGGTAATGAAACGAGAAGTAATAGCCAACAAAGGTATATGGGTTGCAAAGAAAAGATATATGTTAAATGTATTAGATGAAGAAGGCGTTAGACTTTCACAACCTAAATTAAAGATTATGGGTATTGAAGCTGTTAAATCTTCAACTCCACAAGTATGTAGAGGTAAAATTAAAGAGGCTATTAAAATTATAATGAGTAAAGATGAAGATACTTTACAAAAATTTATTTCTGATTTTAAAAAAGAATTTTTTACAATGTCAGCTGAACAAATATCTTTTCCAAGATCTTGCAACAATATGAAAAAATATAAAGATAGTAATAATATCTTTATTAAAGGCACGCCGATACATGTTAAAGGTGCTTTAATTTATAATCATCAAATAAAAGAATTTAAACTTAAAAATAAATATCCTTTAATACAAGAAGGAGATAAAATTAAGTTTCTTAAACTTGTGGAAGCAAATCCATTTAAATTTGACGTTATAAGTTATATTACTATTTTACCAAAAGAATTTAATCTACAACAATATATTGATTATGAAATTCAATTTGAAAAAACATTTTTAGATCCAATGAGATTTATATTACAATCTATTGGTTGGTCACAAGAAAAGAAAGCAAATTTAGAGGCATTTTTTGCATGAAAACTTTAACTAAAGAACAAGCATTATATTGTGCTAAAATATTTAAAAATTATTTTGGTAGTTTTAATCGTATAGATGATTATATGAGAGACCAAAAACTTGCCTCTATACAAAACATTCCTGCTGGATTACCAGGCATGAGTTTAGAAGATGATTTGTTTTCCGATTTTACAATGTCTCCTAATGATATGAAGTTAGAAGTATTAGAAATAGATAATGTAACTTGGGACACTTGTATTAATATGATATCAAGCCATAGTAACATGGTAAATATTCCTGGTAAAAATTTAAAACTAGCAGTTAAAGAAATGAACACTAATAAATTTGTAGGGTTTATAAGATTGGCATCACCAGTTATTAATATGAAACCTAGAAATGAAATGTTAGGTAATATTCCTGATTTATTACAATTTAATAAAACGGCCATTATGGGGTTTGTAATAGTACCATCTCAACCTTTTGGTTATAATTATCTTGGTGGTAAATTATTGGCCGCTATTTGTTGTAGTCATAAAGTAAGAGAAATGATGAATAAAAAATATGATATGAATTTATGTTTATTTGAAACTACAAGTTTATATGGTAATAGTAAGGCATCAAGTCAGTATGATGGTATGAAACCTTATGTCAGATATAAAGGCCTAACAGATAGTGATTTTATTCCTATGTTACATGGTAAACCTTATGAACAATTAAGAAACTACGTTGAAAACACAGTAGGCGATTTAGTAAAAGAAGATGCATCTAGTAAAAAGTTAAAATTAACCAATGCAATTATAGGTTTAATTAAAAGGTCTTTAAAAAATGATAACACAGAATTGGAAGATTTTAATAAAGTTATCAACAATGCAAAAGACTTGACAGAACAGAAAAGATATTATATAAGTCATTATGGTATTAAAAATTATATTGATATAGTAAATGGTAAAACAAATACTATTATTAAAGGCGATACCTATGATAAATTTGAACTTGAAAGTATTATAGAATGGTGGAGAAAGAAAGCGGCCGTTCGTTATGATACTTTAAAGAAAGAAAACAGAATACGAAATGAACTTGAAATTTGGACTAAAAATTCTTCATTACAAATCATTAGATAAAAATTTATTTTATATAAATAACTTTATACATATTGATGTGATGGTGAAAAACAATTTTTAATTAAGAGAGAGATGGAACATAATAAACTTTTAATACACAAACATTTAATTATTAGAGCAGAAGTGAAAAACCCCCCAAAAAACGAACAACAATTAACAGATTGGTTAAAAAACTTTATTTCTTTTATAGATATGAAAGTTTTAATGGGACCGTATGTTAAGTATTGTAATACACCTGGTAATCGAGGTATTACTGGAGTAGCAGTTATCGAAACAAGTCATATTGCAATGCACGTTTGGGATGAAACAGACCCAGGTATTATGCAGTTTGACGTTTATAGTTGCTCAGAATTTGATCCATACAAGATTGCAGATAAACTTCAAGCTGATTTTGATGTAGTTAAATTAGATTATAAGTTCCTTAATAGAGAAACAGAATTA